ATATCAAGTTCTGTTGATGTAAGCACCACGGAAGGCTATCATGATTTTGATTTAAATAGTGATGGTATTGCACATTTGCAAAGTGCGATTGATTCGAGTGGTACTGCTTTTGTGGGACTTGTTAGTTCTTATCATGACTATGGAGAACATGCACCTACCTCTGGTGGCGATTATAGTAGATTTCAAGTAACTTATACTGACTACACAGGTACATCAAGAGACCCGAAGGTAGATATAACTTATATAACAGTAGCAGTAACAGATAACGCAACATTTTTTGGAGCAAACTTTTAATGGAAGAAACACTTAAAACAACTGGAGCAGGAATGGGAGGATGGTGGCTATCAATTAGTGGATGGTTGCCAGAGATAGTGTCATTAAGTGTGGGAATTGCTACACTAATATATCTTATTATTAAGATAAAGAAGGAACTGAGAACAAAATAGGGAGAACAGTATGCCAAAATCGGATAAGGGTGTTGTCAAAAGAGTAATAGTAACGCCAGACAAACACTTTCCCTTACACGACCAGAAGGCTATAAACTGTCTTAAGAAAGCAATAGAGATAGTTAAACCGGATGCTTACATAGATATCGGGGATGTTGGGGAGTTTCATGCTTTTTCTGCTTGGAAGTTCAAGCGTGTGAAGAAGCCCCCACTAGAGTACTTGATTGAAAGTTTTGATCAAGATGTAAAGGATGTTAATAAGGGGATGGATATGGTAGATGAATCCTTAGATAAGGCTGGATGTAAAGAGAAGTATATTACAGAAGGCAACCATGACAACTGGCTCAATATGGCAGTTGGAATGTATCCATATCTTCCTCAATATAGATTTGCCAATGCTGTAAAGTTAAAAGATAGAGGATATACGTACTATCCATTCGGTAAGGCTTTAAAGTTAGGAAAGCTTTACTTCTACCACGGCCACCAATATGGTGGTCAATATCACGCAGCTAATCATCTCAGAAAGATGGGATGTAATGTTATGTACGGGCATTGGCATGATTTACAACATATGACTGCAACTCATATGGACGGGCCAAAAGCAGCATGGTCAATTGGGTGCTTGAAAGATATGAGCCCCAAAGCTAATGATTGGCTTGCTAATAGAAATGTTAACTGGGCACATGCATTCGCTATAGTTGATTTTTATAAGACCGGTCTATTTACAGTTCATATAATACAAATAATAAACGGTAAGACTTCATTATGGGGTGAATTAATTGAGGGTTAATGGAAACATTCGTAGAAATAATAGAGCGGGTCGGTGTGCCGGTAGCTATGTGTATGGCTTTCGGATTCTTCATATGGAAGCAGAATCAGTTCATACAGACAGAACTTCAAAAAGAGATGAGGGAGTCATTTGCTAGGTTAGAAGGGATTATAATTGGATTGATAAACGCTTTAAAAAAACACACTATAGATATAAAAGAATTGAAAGCGAGCTATACAGCTCTCGTCAATATAGTACAAAAACTATTTAAAAAATAAAAAGGAGATTAAAAAATGGATTGGATTGCAGCTAACTGGGAATATATGCTAATAGGTATACTTTGTATAGATAAAGCAGTAGCATTAAGTCCTACGGAATGGGATGATCTCATTTGGACTTCAGTAAAAAAGGCAATTTATAAAGCAGTGGGGAAATAATATGTTAAAGATAATAATAAGTAAATTAGTAAAGAAACATGGTCTTAAAGGACTATTGTTTAAGATTGGTGATTTGGCTGTAAAGATCACTAAATCTAAGGAAGATGACAAAGCTTGGGCTAAAGCTAAAAAGTTCTTGGAAGAGCTTTAATGTCATATAGTTGTACAATAGATTATAATTGGGAGAGGGACTACACTACTCCTCCTTGGTTCTCTCGGCTCACATGTTCTGGCGGTATGTTGACTGTTGTGTATACCTCTCCCAATAATTTAGAGGAAGAAGATGCCTAAGCAGCTTTATAAGATTACTCAGTTTCATGGAGGTTTGAATAGTAATTCAGATGCTAGAGATATAGCTGAGAATGAGCTATCTGAAGCTACTGATGTAATGGTGGATGAGTTGGGTAAGATTAGGTTGATGGGTGGAGAAGCTACCCATGGTACTATTCAGGCTCAAAATGATAGTGAAATTAATCCTGGTTATGGTTTATTTCAATTTAGCCATGATAGACGTGATGGGCATACAGCTGCAGCAGGAACGGAAGTAGAAACTGATTATATGGTATTTTCCGATCCTGATACTCAAGGAACGGTAGACATCTATAGTAATGAAGATGATACGTGGGGTAGTCCTATAACTGGTATGACAGATAATACTGGAAGTACATTACGCAAGGATGTATTCTATGTTGTAGATGGAGCTTTAAGGGTATGTGATAGTGATTTTGCTCATAGTAATGTTAATAAGTGGTATGGGTATGTTAAAAGAACACATTTTAGTGGTCTTACACCTGGAGGATCTGCAGATGCTTATGATACATGGCTTCTTTCAAATGCTGAAATAGCTGCTCCTACTAAGGGAATAGTAGGGACGCTGCTTGATACATCAGCTGCTGGGGATGCTAGTACTACATCTTTAACTGAGGGTGATGTATTTACTGGTGACTGGGAAAATGAGATAGTAGGACATATAGTTTTAAATAGTACAACTGATGAAACTGTAGCCATTACTTCCTATACGGATGCAGATACTGTAGGAACTGACGCAATAGCTAGTGGAAATTGGTCTGGTGATGCATTTTATGTTTTTCCTCCTGCTGGTACTGGATTTAATCTACATGTTACATCTAGTGGGTCTTCAGGGAATATACCTGCAGGGACTTATGAATTTGCAACAACTTTTATATACGATAAAGAACCTGGAGATCTATCTGGAGGGGATCAAGAATCTTTACTTTTCATCTGTCCAGGAACGATAGCCGTTACTGCGAATCAATATCTGACAATGAATATATGGGCAAATGCTCCTTATGATGCTAGAATAACAGGTGGCAGAGTATATACAAGAATAGAAAATAGTAATGATGAATGGCAGCAAGTTTCAGAAATAAGTTTAAAAAATGGTGTTAGGCTATCATCTATTCAAGCTTATGTAGGTACTTCGGCATGGGGGAATCTTGACTCTACAAATAATGTTACTACACTTTGCCTGGATGCTTCACATACCGTATTGTCTTTATCTCCTATTACTTATGAAATTAATGCTGGTATATCTCAAGGTGCTTCTTCTAATACAGCTAAATATAAAACTGCAGTTATAGCTAATAGAATAGCCTATATAGGTAATGTTCAATATGATGGTACTATTTATGGAGATGCTGTATTCAAGTCTCCTGTTAATAAGTTTGATATATTTACTAGCGATAGAAGACTTGAAGCAAATATAAATGATGGAGATAGTATAGTTAAGCTTGAAGTTTATGCAGATAGACTTTTGATTTTCAAGAAGAAAAAACTGGAACTTCTGAATATTTCTCAAGAAGTAGAATTTGTAGAAGATACATTTATGCATAAGGGAGTATCCCATCCTGCTGCTACTTGCAAAACTGACTTTGGTATAGCATGGGTTAATAAGCAGGGATGCTATTTATATGATGGGCAGAAAGTAAATAACTTGCTTGAAAAAGGTGGTAGACAAATAATAAAAGAAAGTGATTGGGCTACATTTACTACTAATGAACCTATGATTGGCTATATTCCCAAGAAAAGACAACTTCTTGTTGTAGATGATAATAGTACTACTGGTACTGGTAAGACATTTTTATATGATTTGGTAACACAATCTTGGGTTAAGGGAGCTGATGCTACTATTACAAGCCAAGCTTTAACAAATTTTGTTACAGATTGGAATGGTGATTTAGTATATGCACATACTAGCGATACAGGTACATTTGTTAAGTGGGATGATACTGCAGATAGTAGTACAGCTGTAGATATAAAAACTAAAGATATAGATTTTGGACAACCAGCACAAACTAAGAGGATCTATAAATTTTATGTTACGCATAGAGGTAGTGCTAGTAATATTCAACTATCTTATGCTAAGGATGGGGATCAAGATACATATACCGAAGCTGGTTCTGAATTACCAGTAACCTCTGCTGTAACTGATTGGGTTACTACAGCAATTACTCCTACTACATTTAGTTGTAATTCAATACGTTTAAGACTATTTAGTGATGGAACTACACCAGCTAATTTTGAGATTAATGATATAACTATAGTATTTAGGTTGAAAGGACGGAGATAGTGACAAGGCAAGAAAGAATAGCTTTACATAAGAAGCAAGAAAGATTACAAGTAAAATCTGGAGTTCCTATAGCTTCTGAGTTAAAAGAAGGTGTTCCAGTATTAAGATCTACGACTGAGGGTGTGGTAGAATATGTACGACACAATGGTAAATTATACAAGAAAGTATACGATTCTGATTAAAAAAACATAAAACTTGGGATGAAATTTAGGAGATAGTTATGGGATATGGTAGAGCATTATTAATGAGAGATGTAAAAAAAGAGGAGGAAGAACTTCAAAAAAAAGCTAAAAAGAAAAGTCTTTGGGGTTCTATTGGCAGAACTATTGGTGGTTTAGGGGCAATGGCTTTAACTGGTGGTGCTGTAAATCCATTAACAGTCGGACTTATTTCTGGAGGTGCTAGTTTTCTAGGTGGTGCTGTTGGAGCTAGTACACTTGGTGGAGGAAAGCTAACTGGAGGTAGATTCTTCCAGTCTAGTAGGGAGGAAGCACAAAAAGAATTAGGTGCATTTGGTACTCAAAATTTAACTTCTGCTCTTACATCTGGACTTACTGCTGGTATAGGACAGGCTACAAAACTCTATGTGGCAGGTTCTAAGGCTGCAGAAGCTGGTAAATCCGCTGAAGAGGTATCAAAGATTAGAAAAGGTGTAGGTTTTAAAGAAGGATATAAAGATAGTTTCTTTGGAAAGATTGGAGAAAAGCGTGAACTAGCAAGGCAAGCGAAAGTTGTGGAGGGTTATGAAAAAGCAGGATATTTTGATGAAGTAGAGAATATTTCTGCATTAGATGTTGAAAAAAAGAAAGCAGACGCTTTAAAGCAATTCCTTTCAAGCGATGAAAATAGAAAAAAATATGGAGACTCATTGTATAGAGAGGGTGCTGGATTTGGATTTGATGATGTAGAGACAACTAGAGATGTGATGGCTCTTGATGTTACGCCAGTTAATATAGATAATATATATCCAAAGAAAGTAAGTGCATGGGATAAATTTAAAGACTTTGTTGATGTATCAGACGTAAAAAAAGAGAGGGATATAGAATCAAAGCTTTCACAATATCGTGAACAAATGATAGCTGATATTCCAACAGAATCTGTTGAACATAAATTAGGGATTGGAACTGGATATGATCCTAAATGGGGATATAGACCTTCTACTTGGAAACCTGAAGAAGGTACTTGGCTTAGAAGATTTTATGATGAAAAGTATTAAAGATAGAGGATTAAAATAATGGCTGGATACAGTAAAGGTATAGTAGATACACGTAAACTCAACAAGAATAGTAAAGCCAAGTTAGGTCGTGGTGGCGATACTAAAATACGTGAGGTAGATAATAGGGAATCTCATGTTAATGCTTTAGAAGCTTATCTTATTGATGTTAATGGTAAGGCAGGGGAAGAGTATGCTAAAAGAGTTGGTGCTGGTACTGTAAATCCTCTTACTGGTATGCCTGAATATCATCCTCTAGGGTTCTACGGAAATCAACCTCATGATCATGAGGCTGGTGGCAAAATAAATCTTACTGGCCCATCTGAAGAACAGCTAGAATCATTAAGTGATGATGACCCCTACAGTTATGAAGCGTTAAAGGATGTAACAGGGGAAACATTAACAGAATTTGATCCAACTCTTGGAGAAGATGATGTACAATATTTTGAAGGTATCTTTACTGATAAGCCTTTTGATTTTCTTGAACGGCAACAAGATTTAACTACTAGAGGATTAACCAGTGCTTATAGTGATACTATGGGTGCATTGGGGAGTCAAGAAAAAACTCTTGGACTTCAAGGAGAGGGTCTTACGGCTCAACAAACAGCTCTTGGTAGGACTACAGGACGTGGATATGCTCAGGCTACTGGGGCTGCAGCTACAGCAACTTCAAAATCAGGTTTGGCTACTAGTGGAACTATAACTCAAGGATTAGAAACACAGAAAAAACAATTATTTCAAGATTACTCAGCTGGAATGGGCGATATTCAGCGAGAAAGAGCTGGTATAGATATATCAATGGGCGATATTCAGCGAGAAAGAGAAACTGCATTAGATACATTGACTTTAGGTAAAGATACAGCAGCTCTAGACCTTTCAGCAGGTATATATACTGAGCAGCAAAGACAGTTGGATGAGTATTGGGATATGATTGGAATGCGTCAACAAGTTGGATAGATTAATATTTATAAAAGGAAATATTTATGGCAAATATAATAGTAGAAAGAAGTGCAATAGCAGATTTTTTGGATGATCTTCCAGGTCTGTTGATGCAATATAAGCAGATGGAATGGGCTATGGAAGAGAGAGCTTTAGAGAGGGAAGAACGTAAAGCTGCTGGTACGCAGCAAATACTTCTCAAGGAATATTACGATAAAAAGGCTGAAGTAAGAACAACCGAAAAGGTATTTGATCAATATGATAATCTAAAGCCTTCAGATGTATCTTCAAGTGGTGGTGGTGCTGAACTTATTTCTATTGTAGATAACCAAAATAATATAGATATGGATGCTATTACTCAAAATCTAAATACTCTAAGCACTTATCAATCTGGTCTAGAGTCTAGCCTTGGTGAATTAAGAGGTCAAGCTCAAATTTTACAAGAAATGCAGTTAGATTATGCAGGGCCTGAAGGAGTATTAGAACAGGATGAATATGAAGAATTTAGAAAGCATGCTTTAACAGCAATGGATGAAGGTGGTCTTGGATGGACTACTACAGCAGGTGCAGATGTTGAATTTTATAAAAAAGATCCTACTACAAGACAGCTTGAAGCCATGAAGATTTCTGAACATATGCAGAAGGAAGCAAAGGCTGGAGCTACAACGCATTATGCTATATTGCAAGCAGTATTTACTCCGGGTGAGGGAGAAGATACTGATGATTTAGTTGATAAACTTACTTATGAAGATGCATCTGGTAATGAGATAGAGCCATCTAAAGAAATTATAGGTGCTATACAAAACATGGCTGGACAGAGTGGAAGCTATGATGACTTCTTAACTAATCTAGCTGCTTATGAGTTAGATCCAGCATTAGGTGGTGGTCAAATTAGAAGGGAATTGCTTGCTAATCCTAATACACAGCAATTATTTAATAACTTACAGAGGCATGCTAAGGCAATTTCAACTTTAGATAATGAGCTTGCTGGTATTAATGAACCAGATCAAGCTACAGATATTGATAATTTTGTCTCCAGTATTTCAGAAGTAACTAATAAAGAAGCCCTCTTTGGTCTCTATGATCAGGCTATATCTGGTAAGGATCCATCATTGCATGAGCCATTCTTCAATGCAATAGAAGCACAGCTTGGAGGCATTGATGCCTATCCAGAATATAAAGCTTATAAAGGTCTTGGTGGTGGAGATCCTGAAGAAGATAAAGATATCGGTAGCTTAATACCATCACAAAAAGAATTAGCTTTACAATCATTAGCAAGCCTTAATCAGCAGATAGGTGCAGACTCTACTTATATGGCAGAGTATGATGCTATAGCAGATTCTTTAGAGGAAGTACAAGATTATAGTTATGATAGATTTTTAGAACTTGCAAAGTTAGATCCGGATAATGTAGATCCTTACCTACTACCAAGCCGTGCTAGACTTGTCTGGTGGGGAATGGCTAGTCCTTCAAATGATATAGAGGAAGAGATTGCCAGACTCGGTGGTGACTATAGAAGTGCATCAGGACAGCAAATGCTAAATCCATTTCCGGATCCAGTAGAGGATAGATTAGAAGACAATAGAGCCAAGAGAATAGAAATGGAGAGAACACTACAATTATTAGAGGGGAATGATTAATGCCTTTACCCAAGGAATATTTTGACATATTAAAATCAGGAGATAAACCGCTAACAGCTCCTGCACAAACTTCTGGAATTTCATATCCAGATCTAACTCCAGATACTCAAATGGATCAAGGTAGTGCATGGGATTCCCTTGGGGATTTTGTGTGGCAATTTGGTGCTGGCGGTGTATCGGGACTTACTTGGGGTACTTCTGAATTAGCAGCTCCATCTAAACCTTGGGAAGAGATGAGTACAGCTGAAAGATCGGGTTGGATATTAGGTGAAGGTGCTTCATTGTTTGCACCTTGGGGCCCATTTGGATTGCTCGGTAAGGGCTCTAAATTGGCTGCTAAGGGTGCTAATAAGTTTGTTGGTAAGGCAGCACAGGAAGCTTCAGAAACGGGCATAGCAAGGCTAACTGGTAAACAAGCCACAGCTGTAGCTGCAGCTCAGGCAAAGGGCGTTAAGTTCACAGATGATATAGTTGAAGGATTAAATAAGGTAGCCAAAGATGACTTAGGTGTTAGCTGGATTAAAGATTTAGGTGCTACTGGTACTGCAGCTCTAAATGCTAGTGATAATTTAGCATCTAGTGGCACACGGGCTGTAATGAAATCCTTTAAAGATGCTGGTATAGATATAGCAGAGCGTGATGCTAGAAGAATAGCAGGTGAATTTGTTGAACAAATTAAAGATGGTGCTTATGTAAATGATGTAGCTGAATGGGTTACTCGTGGTTTAGTTAATAATAGATTAATTCCTTTTAAGGCTGGTGGCTTTCTATCTAAATATCTAGGCATGGCAGCACAAGATCTGATGATGATGGGTACTCATGGGTTAATATCTGGTAAGATTAAGGCTATTGCTAACGGTGAAGACTTTGATGCTAGTGGAGCTTTAAGCCATGCAGGTATGATGTCACTTGGTTTCCCACTTATAAGAATGATTAAATGGGGTGGTGTAGCCAATGTATCTACTGGTGTTAAGGCTTATATGGGTAAGTTTAAGAATACTAACTATAAAGCCATTGAAGAAACACATGGTCAAGATGTAGTTAAGAATATGCTTAGACTTATGGTACGTGGATCTAAGAAAGATTTATTGAGCAGGAGTAAGTTAGGTGATGCTCATTGGAAAGCAGGCGGTAAAATATACAAAAGTGCTGAAGAAATAGAGAGAGCTTTACCTAAAATGAAGATGGCTGATGTTCATACTCTACTTAATAAGATGAATAAGACTGTTAATCAAGAGCTCTTAAAGAAATGGGGCCCCGGATTTCTAGAAGATCTAGGTAAATCTATACCAAGAATGGGTGTAGGTGTTCTTGCTATGAATCCTTGGGTACTTGATAAGGATGCTTGGGGTTCTATGGAAGGCCCTGAACTAGCATCACATATGTTCATGTCTGCTGTAATGACTAAAGGTAGGGGTGCTTGGGGTCATAAACAGCAACGTGCATACTTTGCAGACTTTACTCCTTACCATGAAGCTTTACATTTGCTTGGCGTAGATACTAAGAATGTAGAAAATGTTCTTAGATTTCATGATGGTAAAGCAGTCTATGAAGGTATGGGTCTTGCTCTTGGTACACATGAAGTGGGTCGGGAAATTGTAAATATATTTGATGGTGAGTTAAAGAATGCTGAATCCAGACCATCCGGTAGGGATTTTAGTAATCCCGATCACAGTTTGGCTATGGATCTTGGTAATTTATATAATGTAATAAAGAATCAAGCTGATCCAAATTTCAAACCTATCAAAGTAGAAAATCTTGATGCTAAAACTCTAAACAATCTAGCTCATAAATTGAAAGGTATCAAGTTTGAAGATGGTACTACAGTTGATGAGATAGGATATGAAGGTGCTTTAGTTAAACTTACTGTTGAGCCTGCAAAGCGTGGGCTTGAGATATATAAGCAGATGATGTCTGCTCTTGGTAGTGAACTTGGTTATGGTGTTTCTGTAACTGAAGATGGTAGAGTTACTGGTAGTCATATATTATCTAATAAAGAAGGAAAGAATATTGATGATGCTAATACCTATAATAGAGTACTGGATGCTTTAAGGGATATTAATGAAGCTAGTGTTAAGACTGGTATAGATGGTGAGTCTGAAATTATAAATTATGAAAAGATTGTTAAGAAGAGTGGCTTATCTGAAGAAGAATTTAATATAAGAACTCGTGAAATTATTGATGAGCACATGGATGTGCTTGGTAGAGAGTATGGTGATAAGAATATCTATAGAGATCCTGTTAATGAAAATCCAATGTTTGATTTCTTCAAGCAAGCTAAGAATGTCGAAGCTGCTGAGAGAGTATATAATATATCTCAAGGAAAGTTTCCATCTGGAGATCCAGCAGCAGATCATATTCTTACAGAGAATCTAGATACATTATTTAAATTAAGTGATGGTAGGTATGCTAATTCTATAGATTCATATAAAAATCTTATCAAAGGATTGGTTAAAGATCCTCAGACTGACAAAGAGAAGGCTGCTAACGAAAAGATAATAGAAAATATTGAGGATCTTCGTCAATTATTTGATCTTAGAAAGAATGCATTGGGTGGTGCTTCTAGAAAAGATGCTGGTGAAAAGGGCACAATAGATGCTGAAGGATTATCTATAGTACAAAGAAAATGGAATGATATATTTAAAAGCCTCCCTGTTGAATGGAAACAGAACTGGTCTACTCATACTAAGAAATTATATATAGAAAGAATGTACAAAGGGCGTGGCTTTGATAGAAGAGCTATAAATCTTATTAGCTTCATGTCTGATCATGGCTTGGTACTACCGGGTGAAGATGGCTCTATTAATATGCCGTCTAAAGAGGCTGTGCTGCAGGAACTGAAGGGTAAGGTTTCTAAGAAACAGCTGGCTGAATATGAAAGAGCATTAAGTACTATTAGACAGGTACTTGGTGATGATGTTGTTAAGGAAATTGATTGGGCTTTTACTGAGAGTGGCAGGAGACAGCTTGAAGAAGTAGATATGAGTAATTATCTCAAAGCTGCAAAGCTACTTGGCAATGAGATGTATGCAGATATGCTTGTTAATACTCAGGCAGTTCTTCAGGAGATTAGTGCTAAGTCTAGGGGTATGAGGCAGAGAATACATGAATTACATGATGAAGTTACAACCCTTCTTGAGACATTAGATCCAGTTAGTAATAAAGCTCCTGTTAAAGACCCTATTGGAGAGATACATGCTTTAAAAGATAAGCTTATGTCCTTAGAAGAAGTAGCTAGAACCAAGGAAAGTAAGGACGATCTTGGTCAGGCTATCATCCAGCTACATACCTTGATTGATTCTATTGATCCTAAGACACGTAAGTTCAATGTAGGTAAGAAAAGGATTCTTACAGAAGAAGAACAGTTATCTGGTGATGAGTTTGGGATACATGATGCTTTAACCCGTCCACTTCAAACTACCTTATCTAAATTATATGCTAGAGAACATGAGTCCGTTGATAAATTAAGAGATCTTGTTGTCAAACTGGAGAATCTTTCTTCTACTGGTAAGGCTGGGCTTGGTCTTGATAAGTCTCATACTATGAGAATTATAGAAGATATGTCAAGAGAATGGTATGAAACTTACAGGGGAGAAAAGGGTAAAGGTGTTAAGGTTTTATCCGAACTTATTACAGAAATAAACCAGAAGGGTTTCTTTGGTGATGCTATTAAATTATTAGAAGGTATTAATGAGCGTGTTAATCGTGAGGTTATTCTTAATAATGAACATCACCCCCTTAATGAAGATGGTGTCCGCATGGCTGAAGCCCTTGAAGCTGGATATAAAACACATGAGCATCATCGTAGTCCAATAGAAATAGCAAAAGATTATGGTCTTGTCGATAAGGATGGTAAGATAGATGAAAGCTTTAAGATTGCTGTAGCCCAGAATCCATATAAAGCGTTAGTTGAGAATGTACGTGAGCAGATATTTGCTCAAGATCCTGCAAAGAAAACCTTAGCTCAGAAGCAGGCTGAGTGGAGGAAGTTTAGAGAGAAGGATGCTGTTGAACTCTTAACAAATATTCTAAACTCTAAGCCTATTAATAAAGTAAAGATACTTGGCATCACAAAAGATGGCAAGAGGCGTGGTATCCTTGAGTTTAATAATAATGCTCCACACATACAACATCCCAATACTCAGTATTTTAATGATAAGGGATATAAAGTTCATTGGATAGATGATACAATGAGCATTGATATTGGTGATGGCAGACTGAGGAACGCAAGTATCAGTAGTTTTGATAGTCCAAATCAGATACAGAAGTTCTTGAATGAAGCTCTTCGTACTGATAAGATTACTCAAGACATACTTGATGGCTTTAAATCTATAGATCCCGGTCTAAGTGAAAAAGATATACGAAAAATCCTTAAGAATCCTACTGACTATGTATTCTATCTACGCTTATCTCCTATGGATAAGATGATGTTTATAGGCACTGAAAAGAATCTTAAGCTTATGGATACAGAGTTTGAAGCTTGGTATGACAATGCTTTAAATAGATATTCTGGTAAAGAGCGTGACATTTTCAAAGGAATGTTTGAACATCTAAAGACTGCTTCTAATAGTTCACGACATATGGTTGAACTGAAAATGCTCTTACCTTACATTGAACATGCTGGAAAGAGAAGTGCTATCGATCAAATGATTGCTGAGTATGCTGGAGATGCTAGACCTCAAACTCTTGCCAAGATACAGGCTAACATGTATAAACGTGGCTTCCTATCTGATGGTGGTACTACTCAACCAATGAGACCTGAAGTATTAAACTGGATGAAAAATCATCATCCCAATACAGAGGTTAGAGATATAGCTGATAAAGCTTTACAGAATGGTGGCTTTGTTGCAGGTGTTCTTGGCGATTTATTAGCAGAAGGGGACAAATCTCATCCATTAAATATAGAAAATATATCAATGGGACAGCTACAAATTATAGGAAATCAAGCATCTGGTTTAGTTAAGGAACTAGCTCAAGCACAGCAGAGATCTTTAGATAATATGCCTAGCCTTATGGCTTCTCTACTCGATGGTGCTAAGTTTGCATCTGAAAGAGTGATGAAACTTGTTATGGCTCAGAAAGGTATGCTTGATACGGACTTTACTAATAGCCCTAACGGAGCTAAGACAATTATATTTGCTGTAGGTGGTAATCAAATGCTTGGTAAAGGATATATGATTTATCATCCAGAGATAGCAGCACACATGCCTGATGGTGTAGACATATTACTTGGAGAAACAGCTGCTAAAACTTATGATGGTACAGCTATGAATGGCTCTAAGCTTTCAGCTTATGATATGTCTGGAGCTGGTACCGCATGGCAGAGTTCAATAAAAAATCTTGGCAATGGCAATAGAATGTTAATGCCTATTGAGAGTCTTGGGATATCATTCACATCTAAGAATGAAAGTGGCGTAGCTATATCTCCTTCTATCTTTGACTTTCAGTCTCCAGCAGCAATAGATAAAGCTATTGCATGGATGGGATTTGAAGCTAAACTGAAACAAATTGGTGTACAATGGAATACAGTTCATAAAGATGGTGCAAAATTAGCTGAATGGCTGTATGAAATAGGACAATCTGAGGGTAACCCACTGGATAAGGGCGATACTGGCCTCTCTAAGCTACTTTTTGAGTACGGGGCTATGCCTAACAACCCTTTGGTACAAAAGGCTCTTAGAAGGCTGTTACGGAGCTCAAACTACAAACACTTAGGTAAGGTACCTAATCAACAAGGTGGTGAAGATAACTTTATCGTACCTAATATTGATGGAAAATTGTCAGTACCTTTATATGCAGAGTTACATGCAACAGGATATAAGTTTGACCCAACAACAGCTAAAAATATACGTATAGCTGGAGAGCAGATAGATAGAGCCACTGTAAATTATGGTGGTATAGGTCTTAATAAGCATACTGCTGGAAGACAGCTGGGGAATGGAATTGGATCTAATCTTGAGGGTGAAAGATTTATATTTAGAGATGGTAATGGTGTGGATGTAGTGATTGGTATAGAAAATGGTAAGTTTAAATTCCATAGCACATTTTATGATAGAGTTGGTAAAGATGTATTGTATAAAGGCACAGATGCTGGAGGTGTAGATGCTTATCGTGATGCTAATCTTTCAATGGAATCTACTAGCAGAGTAAAGGCTGAAGCTCAACTTAAAGATCTTATGACTAAAGTAAAACAACATGATCTTAATTATTTTGATGTGTTTAGATTGTTGAATGGTCAAACTATAACTAAAGAGAAGAATGGAATTACAAGTACATTTGATATGCCTGTAGATGCTTCTCTTAAAATGCAGTTTGGACTTATGTCTCATGCTGTACCAGTTGTTGGACATGATAAGGTTATATTCCGTGTAGAAAAAATATTAAATAATATGGAAGGGCTTACTGAAGTTAATGTACATGATCTTCGTACTATAATGCAGAGAGATAATGATGGAGATCATTTATTCCAACATACTAAATTACCTTGGGAAGTATTTGAAGCATTCGCTAAAGAGAATGGTCGTAAGGATGACTTTAGAATGTTTGATAGAGGTGAAGTTCTTAATTCAGATTACATAAATATCTTTGGTGTTGGTGAGAATGGTAGAGCAGGAGAAAAGGGAGAGCAAGTAGGCTTTCATAATTATGCTGCCAAGCTACACAAAGCACAGATGATGGTAGGTCAGGTGATAGGAGCAAGGAATGCTATCTCTTGGCTGAATAGATTAGGTTTTAATATGGATGGTAATCCCCTCCTTAAAGATATGATCTCTCGTAACAAAATGAGTTCAGATGAATGGAAGACTATGGATAAGTTTTATGATACTATTCAGAATGCTTTAGATATTCATGGTGGTATTCATGAAGCTATACAAAGCCAGCAGAAGTTGAGAGATTTCCTATTCTTTGGCCATAGTGAAAAGTTTGCAGAACCTACTGATGATCCAGTATTTGATAAGCATAATCAACCGGGACTTGGATTCTTTCAAGACCCTGCTTTTGGTAAGACAAGATTGCAGAAAGAAATATTCTATGAGATACTCAGGACTCTAAAGAAATCTAATATGATACAGAATGATACTTGGGATGAAAAAGGTAGTCGTTCTCCAGAACCATTTGAAATTAAGAATGCTTATTATGATATGAGAGCTTTCTTTACTAATCCAACTTCTTATTTAGCTACTAAGTTAGCTAGAAAAATAGGTCGCATGAGTGATCATGACGGGGCACGATCAAAGTTAGCAGCTGAACATGCCTTTATGTTTTATGGTGACACTTATGATGTCAAGAGATTGGGAGATTCTAATTCTGGAAGAACAAGATTGTATTTTGATATGTTAAAAGGTAAGCATACTAGTATAATGAAGCAGATATTTAGCTTTGATCATAGACAGGTTCCAGCTGATAACCCTGAAGCTGCATTTGATATGTCTATAGGTGGTCATGTTATGAAGGGTCTTCTAAAGCAGAATGCATTTTGGGATGCTAATTATGAAGGATTGGATGGTGGAAACATGGAGATGTATAATAAAGCAGGGTTCTTTGTGAAGAGTATTGAAAGTTTTGTAGAGACAGCTCGTATGTTTGGTGACGATCCAGTGATAGCAGCACATAATTTAGAGAAGGCAGGCAATGCTATGTCAATTGTATCATTTGATTCTCAGCCTGTATCTTCTGCTATACGAAATGGTTTAAATAATGGTATACTTAGAGAGTTGATACAAAGACAGCACAGAAATGTGATGGGAACTCTTGAATATTTTAGAGCAGAACGGTTTGCTAATCCTGATAAGGTGGAGAAATTACAGAGAAGGCTCGGTAATTTACAGGCTGCTATGGATATAATGGACAATCAGATAGCTAAAGATATGGTTATTGATCGTCCCGATTCTCGGATTGTTTCCCCTAAAAAGAAAGGTAAGATGCCTTTTAATCACCTTAAGAAAGGTCAGAAGGTTGCTGTCTATCGTGTTAGAGGTGATGTTAAAGTTATTAATAAAGATGAGAAGCCTACTCTTTATAACCATAGGATAGATGGAGAGAAGCGTTTAGATTATGGACAGCTTGAGTTTGTAGGTAACTTTGATATGAATAGTAAGCCTATAATTACACGAGCTGGCTACTCATATATAATAGACTCCAAACCTAAACAACGTATTTCTCAGAGTAGCAATGAAGCCAGATATAGTCAGGCTTTATTTAAAGCTACCTATGGTAATGATGTCAAACCAGAAAGGTTTATAAAGACAGAGAATGTATCTGATTTTAGAGATGATGTACGTAGACTGAGAGCATCTATCAGCATGGATTATATTAAAACAGTACAAGATGCTATGTCTAATCGTGTTCTAAGTGAGGGACTTTATGCCTTGGAGCAAGCCAAAGAAGCTAGAGCTATAGCTGAATTTGTAGAGCGGTGGAAAGATAATGTTGTTGAAAGTCAGGATCCTATGAATATGTTACTTAGATATTTATTACAACCACAAGTTACACCATCATCATACTATAAAGATGCTCAAGGTCATGAGATGCCTGCCTATAAAACTAATGAACATTTATATAAAACACTCCTACAATGGGCAGAGAATAATGGACATCATGCTTTTGTTAAACAATTAGTAAAAGATGTTGAGCATTATGCTGCCGGTAAAGATACAGAAGTAGATATTAGTAGCTATGATAGGAGCACTATGGATAGATTTGACTACTCGCAGCTAGGTAATATGGCTAATCCTGTTAGGTCTTTAGCTAAACATCTTAATTTATTCTTTGCTTCACCAACACTGGATGCTAAGTTGGATGGTATTATACCTAGATCAAGGGGAGAAGTGAAGACAGTTATAGATAAGGATGGAAATAAGGTACCAATACGTAGGACGCCTAAGAAGGGAGAGTTCTGGAAGATCCAGACTGATCAGACAGGTGAACCTTGCTAAATGAAAGTTAACGAAAAAGTTATGCTATATATACAAAGTTTTCAAATTGAAAATGAAAAGTCGCCCCACCCAGCGTATCAAATTTTGAAACCTAAAGGAGTTTAAATGGGATTATGTAATCCAACCAATAAGGATAAAGAAGGACGTATGGACGCTATGAGCGAAATGTATGACTATTGGATTGGTAAGAAGAATATAGTGGATAGATTTGGTGGAAGGAAAGATTATGATGCCAAATCTTCTGTCGATAATCTTAAATGGCTTATAGAACAGCGTTTAGAAAAGCCTTGGGATGCTGATAGCCCTCTAACTGAAGGAGATTATAGGCGTATTAAGGTAGAAATTGATTCTTTTGACAATGCTTTAGGTGGAAAATTCAGCAATTTAGCCTTTATAGTACCTGAAGGTATATCTAAGCAGGATCCTACTTCAAGGAAATTCTACCTACAATTAAATGATATTCTTAATTATGAACGTGTTCAGATTAACAAAGTTCTCACATCTAATGGCTTTATTGCTAATCATATGCTTGATGCGTATATATCTATACATGGTGGTAAGAAAGATTTAGCTACTAAAGAGCTTAGGGAGCTGAGAAAAGAAATGGCTGATGCAGATCCCAATGAGCATGTACAAGCTGAGTTTGTTGGTAAAATAGAAAGTTTTGTTGCTAGTGATAAAGGACAAACTATCAGAGAGTTTATTGAACTTACTCAGATGGATAACGATACTTTCAAGGAAGCACGTAAGCCTAGTTATAGAAATGAAGCTGGAGATCTAACAAGTTATAATTCTCATGTATATAAAGCTGTAGAGAAAGCAAGGGCTAATTTAGGTGATATGAGTAAGGTTTTTACTAATGGTCTTAGAGGATTACAACAAATTATTGCATTAAAGTACACAAATGGTACAGATATTAAGCAAGCAAGAGCTGGTAGTAATGAAGCAAGAAGGATGATTGATATTATTGAAGATTCTATTGTAGATATAACAGCTGGTAACGAAAGAGGTGGTTATTTTCCACAGGTACAGTTTGAAACTATAATGCAGATCAAGGAAAATTTATCTAAAGCTATGAATGCTAATACTCTTAGCAGGGATTATGCTTTTGCTGACGTGGTAGATAATGTTATTGCTAAGATTGATATTAATAAAATACCAGCACATGCTCAAAGAACTAATCCATTATTAGACAAGTATTGGGAGAAAGATCCTCTCTTTGTTCTAAAAGAATATGGAGATCAAGCAGCTCAATTTAATAAGATGATAAGGACTCAGATTACATATCTAGATGCTTTAAAACATCTTCCCAAGTCTGATGTAGAATTTCAGAATGGATTAAGGAGATTTATTGATGAGGAATACACAGTTTTCACACAGGGTGCTTCTGGACGTCCTGATTGGGCAAATGGAGCAGTCACTGTTCTTAACTCTTTGGCTACAGCAAGAACGATGGGACTTAATATCACAGGAGCTGTTAAGAATGCAGCTAGTGCAGTCCATTTTTATAGCAGAGTAGGTATAGGGGCTTTAAATGCTACTCGTAAAGCTATGTCTCATGATAGAGAGTTTCAAGAAATAATAAAGAGAGCTGAAGAAGAAGCTGGATTCTTATTCACAGATGTGGCAAAGGAGCTATATACTGAAGGGCTTATTACTAAGAAAGATTTACAATCTGGTAAGGTAGACTTTGATCCTCTTACTGGTAAGATTGTTATAGATGGCACTCCAGTTAGGGATGCTTTAAAGAAAGGAATGAATTGGACATTAGATAAGGGTCTGTTTTTCCATAGACTTACAGAAAATAGTCAGCGTAAGTGGATGTTTAGAACTGCATTCCACAGAAAGTATACCAAACTTGTAAATGATGGCTATCCTCCAGATAAAGCAAAATCATTCTCTCAAGCATATGCTTTAAAGATGGTTAATAGCTGGGCATACGAATATGCAGCTCATGCTAAATCAAAGATTGTACGTGGTGAGTGGAGAACTATTGAAGAAATTCAAGATGGAAAGATAATGAAAAAAGGTTCAGGTGTTGCTGGTGCGGGATCTGAAGTAGCTTTCCACTTACTACATTATCCTATGTCTTTATTTGAAACACATTATGATGCTTTAAAGGGTATACATAAATCCATACTTGCAAAACAGGGATTAGAATCAGAAGAAATACAGTATGCCATGAGATATGCAGGTGTATCACTTGGAGTAGCTTTAGCATCAGCCTTAACTAATACAGACTTTACTAATATTATTGAAAATGAAAGTATAGAGCGTGTACAGCGTGTTATGGATGATCTTACTCAATTTGATAACCCAGATAAAGGTACATTTGGACTTATGTCTGAGTTTACTGGCCCTACTCTCGGAACATTAAAGCATTTAGCCGTAGCTAATGAGATTATAGATATAGATCACAGTGATTTAAATAAGATTTTGTTTGGAAATGTAGACTTTGCAGACGATAGTGATAAACTATCTACTATGTATGCTGCCTATCAATGGTCTACTGCATGGGGTGTAACTAAGAATAAGCTTTATCCCTCTCTCAAAGCTGGTAGAGGTAGAGATCTTATTACTCATTGGTTAAAACTTTATCCTAATCAATATACTAAAGCTGCAAATCAATTTATCTTTCAAAGAACTCCTAAGAAACAGAAAAGGAAGAAACAAACTAATGTTGATAGAGCATTAGCAGTTCTTGAAAGTATGCGTAGGTAACATGGAGATGTTATGCTACCTACGCTTCTCCTCTTTTCTAGCCGTTAAATAAGCTTCGATTACGACCTAATCCAAACATTATTTGTAAAGGCCATATTGTAAGGCTTAACTCAGCATCTTCGTTAAAGAAATGTAACTCAATACCAACAGGATATATGTAGATGTTTAAATAATCTTTATGTAGACTACATCCAACATATTTGTTCCCAAATTCCATTACCTGTCCTCCGGCATTGAACAAATGAATCTTTCCTCTAACCAATCATCGAATCTCATAATAATAAGAGTCTCACCTCTATCTTGTTTGCATACAACTGCATCTACATGTTCAGTAGGTACGAGAAATGATGCTAATTTCTTCCTACATTTTGCTTGGATTTTAAAATCGTCTCCCATTAGGACATCAACCTCTTCATGCATACCTAAGGCAGCACCATTACTACCCCATGCACGCTTACATCTGTTGAATCCTGAACTCAGAACTGTATTAACTATTTCTCTCTCAAACCGGTTGCCCTTTGCTTTGCTTGGACTTGGCATTATTTAACTCCTTTCTTATTTTGGCGGTGAATCGTTTCATTGCAGCATCAGCTTCTTTATTTACATTATTAAATCTTTCTGTACGTAAATCATCTACAGTAAGTGGCTTTACTATTCTGTCATTTAATTCTGATGCAGTTTCTTTTAATTGAATTTCTAATCGGTCTATGGTATCTAATAATTCATTATTTTGTTTAGTTAAAGTATCAATCTTTTCTAAAGCTATTTCAAAGTTGAATTTTAATGAATCACCTTCCATTATAGACCCATTCTTCCTGTAACTTTATTCACTTGTAATCTCATTGATTCCAAGCTAAGTTCAAGTTCATTTACCCTGTTAGTTAGCTTTACTAGTTCATTCCCAATAAAATCAGTATCAGATTTCTTAGTTTTTTTAGGATATGGTGTCTTAATTTCCATTACTTCTGCTTTTTTAGCCATCGCTCTGTCCTTTCATTTATGATATCTTTTAGTTTCTTACGTTTTCCGTGCTCTCTTATAGCACATTTCTTGCAAATCCTTTGTTCTTTATAAGGATGTTCTGGTGGAATAGCAAAGTTACCCCAGATATATACATTCTGTGTTTTAGTGGTGCGGCACATAAAGCATGTGAAATGTGATCTAGATAACTTTGCATTTATTCCATACATAATATTTGGTGCTAATTGGTTAGAGGAAAGCACCAGAACCTACTTTTGCAATGCCTGTCCGCCACGTATGACAGGTTTCACGCTATGGTACCAATCGTATAGTAGTCTTAATTACTCTCACCTAGTCATTTTAGGATTTCTCCCTCATACTGTCTGTATTTTGAATAATTTTACTACGTATGGCTGTTATTCCATAGAGGGCTGATATCATTGCAAATCAATGTAAACATTAGCCCCTCATCCCGCAATCAGGATGTTAACCGTGTGTGTTTATAGTCTAACATATGATAGGACGCTAGCTTTATTACAGCAATAACCTATCAGGGATGCCCAGCATTTTCACGAGGTAACAATTGCCCTACCTCATTCATCGGTGTGTTTACAATTATCTTCCCCACTGTTTACGTTGAACTATTAAAGCCATAACAGCATAGTTTGCTATATCTATAAATGTATCTTCCAAACTTTCATTGTTTGGTATTTTATTATTTAGTGTTAGATTAAGCAATCTTTGTACTTTATCGTTCATTCGCACAGAAAGGCCTATTAAAGAGCGTTTCACCTTGTCATCAGTGTCAACTACCTCTGAACCCATTCCCACGTTTGTAGGGCCATAATCAGCCTGTTTACGCAAGAAAAGCTCAAACATCTCTGATTGTATATCTTCAAATTCTTTACATGTATTGGGATAATTATCAACTATTTCCATTGTTACCCTCTATGTTAAAGATATGCCATACTTCAATAGGAACATCATAAAAATATTCCCCTTTAGGAACAGATTTATTGGGAACTTCTATCAAATTACATTGTTTAATTACTTCTGAAGTACAAAACATTATTTTATTAAAATCCCTATTAACAACTGCATATACTATACTATGTTTTAAGAATTTTTCCTTTCTTGCTGGTATATGTACAGTTTTAAAGGGAAAGTTATCTATCCATATTTCACGTCTTTCAACTTCATAACGAGGGACAATAATATCTATACCATACTTATCAGGATTTTCAGTAGCATCCACTCCTTTTGATTTAAGGAAATTAATTACTAAATCTTTTGCAGGTTTATCATTAACAGCATGACTTTCCTTATTAAATTCTTTATATATCATTTCTTTCTCCTTGTTAAAATTGGGATGTAAGAACGAAGTATCTCCTCAAGAACACGAACCTTTTTCTTTAGTTCTACATTCTCAAGGAGAACACGTTTAAACATATCTTGTAGTGCTTTTAAGCGACTGCCCGACATAATCCATCTACTATGGCAGCATTCTGTCCATATGTAGTGATAGTAGGATTCTCTTTATGCCAAAGAAGATCTGTACCAGCATTCAATAAGTTCCAACCACTGTAATCTTCTTTATTAGTATGAGTGAATCTATCTACAATCTGTCCCCAGATACTAACAGGGATCTCTTGTAAATGACCATGTCTAATATCACCTAATACATCCATAGTAACTTCTAAAGAATTTAGCTTTCTTAAAGCAGCAATTAAATCATCTAATTGATAAGTACCACTAACAAGATTGTTAATATTAGTTGTTACTTGTTCCAAACTATCACCCCAATCTTCACTCTTGGGTTCATGTTTGAATCTATATGTATTGAAATGATCTTTACTCATCATTCCATTGGTACATATAAGACGATATAGCATCATAGCAAAACCAAATGCTTTACTACCATCATAACTATTCCAGAATTGCATACCTAAAGCTACGTCATCACCAGCTTTAACTTCACCAGCTACATGCTGAGATTTCATAGAGTATACGAAATTCCTACCATTAAAGAATGTTTTATCATGAACAAAATCAATCTTACATTCTTCAGCTACTTGATGAGCAGCATTCTTTACTTCTTCATTAGGTAATAACATATAGTTATGACCTACTACACCAGCTTCTTTCCATTCAGGCATTTTATCTGTATTACCCGGATGTTGCATTTGAACTGCAAAAGCAGATGATGATATACCATTATAATCTAATGGTACTTTTCTTATTGGTAAATAAGGGTTCATTTGGGGTCTCCTTGTATTTTTTGTTTTATTTTGTCTATTTCTTCTTCGATTTTTGAAAGACTTTGATAGATTTCTGTAAATTCTTTACAAGATTTCTCTCTAAAAGCATTCATTCCATCTTTCCAGTCTGCTTCTTCTGTTATTCTATCATTACTCATTTGATCCTTTTTCTAAATATAGCTTTAGCTCCTTCTGAATTAGTTCTGATAGTGGTAATCTTACCAGTAAGTTTGGCAATATGTTCTTTTTCAATCATAAGCCATTCATTTACAGTTATATAAGTTCCTCTATAATAAGTTTCATCTTCAGGATTTAGCCATTTTGTTATCTGTATCATCCTATTTTCGTACCATCAACAATCAATTCAAGATTGAGAGTTTCCCTTTCTCTATTGGCTGTACATATAACCTTTAATGATTTTATGAGATTGTTCTCGTCTTTATATGGTGTTAATGATAAGACCTTATTGGCATTATAACCGATACGAAATGATCCTTTAGCTGAAGTTATATCCATACCTTCATGAAAAGCTTGCTTAGTTATTTCAGATACTGCAAATACTACTACATTATTCTGAATCGCAACCTCCATTAAAGCTTGGGATACTTCTTCAACCTTCATATTATTATCATGCTTTTGAGATTTAAACAAACCCATATGATCTACCACTATTATTTCAGGTTTATATGGTAACATCATAATCCGTTTATTGAGTTCATGAGAATAACAGCTATTATAATCTATCGTAAGCCAATCAAAGTTCTGAGAAATTCCATTAGCATACTGCGTATAATGAGCTTTAAGTTCATCTTCATTCCAACCCTTTTCCATCATAACAAAACGCATCCACATCTGACGTGGTGACATTTCCATTTCAATAAAATAAGTTGGACGTTTAAGTTTATGTATCCAACTCTGTAAGAGCATGGTTTTCATAGACTTAGGTGGTGCTTGAAGGATTACAACTTCACCCGGATATATAGGAAAATCTTGATCATATAGTTTACCTATATTTATAGGATCTAAATCTCTTGTGAAAAACTCAACAAGCTCTTTCTCCATAGCTTTAGCATCCATCATATGTTGAGACTTCTTAGCTTTATAGAGCCTACATGTAGATTGACAATGATTATCCATATGAACATCAGTACAGCCATAATTATAACCATTACCTTTATGTCCTTCATAACAATCAGTAACTATCTTATCCATTTCTCCTTTATTGAATGAATGCATAGCAGTATCTAAATCAACACGTTTTCTCCAATCTTCCATAACAAGTCTAACTACATGTTCTGGATATCTCCATCTTAGGAATCCTGCTACACGTAAAGCTATTTGATGTCTTGATCCTTGACCAGCACCAGCCATCATTGTCTGAATACATGGATACCATACAGGATCTGGAGTTCTACCAAGTGTAACAGTTTCAAATGTTTTATCACTTGCTATAGTTTTACGTTTTAATACATCAAATATAGGTTCACATTCTAATGTTTGCCAAGCATAAGTATTTCTCTTGCCTTTAGCTATATCTTGTATTTCTGTTATAGGTTTATGTAATTCAGCTTGTAACAGAGGTACTTTCCATAGCTTTGATTTACTATTAAGAGTATTAACTACCCTTATAAGTCTGGTTTTATCAGATACAGATACATCTGCATACTCATAAATACCTTTAGCTGTCATCTCATCTTTTACCATTAGGTGTAGATTTGGTGCAGGTTTCCATCTAAATGCTGATCCGGGTATACCTAAATGAAATCCTGTTCCAGAAAAATAAGCTTGATATGGAACACATAAATCATCTAGAAGAATACCTAAACCAATTGTTTTTTGTCGAGCATTATCAGGATTTGTACCGTCAACATCAAGAATAAACTCATCAGGCATATATAGCATTCCATCATATGATGCAAGAGTTCCTTTCTGTTTTACATAATCAATTACATGATTATCATAATCCCATAGGGACATGAAAGTATCTTGTGCCATACCTGCCCATTTCTCAATGTCATGTACATCTCCAAAATGATGTCGATTTGCTAATCCAAAAGCAAATTCTTTAATCATTTTTCTCCTTTGTTTCGAGTTTAAAAGTGCCTATTTCATAAGATTCAAACACACTTCGCAACATATTATACAAGCATTTTAATTGTCTTATATCCATTTCTTCAGCAAGACAATTTTCCATAATACCATCTACTTTATATTTAAGATTTACAAAACATGTTTTTCCTAGATATATATTAAAATCTAGAGATTTTGGACTATCTGTTGGATATTTCCCATCCCATTTAGGAGTTAAATCCCAACTATATGATAAACAATTTACACTCATTCTTTCTCCTTTAATTTTTCGTAAAGACTCCACATTATGTCAGAGAATATAAGTTGATTCTTTTGACATTCTTTATAATGACCTTCCTGAGTTTTTTGCCATAATCTAACTATATCATCAAGATTCATTATTTTTCTCCTAAAAATTCTTTAGATCTTATAAGCAGACATCGTTCACCTTCTGTCAATTCTTCTTCAGGTAAGTCAAGATATCCAACTATAGATTTAATAATCTCATTTGCTATCTCCAATCTATTGCATACTCTACGCAATTCATTACCAATATCTTTTGATAATTCTTTCATATATTCTCCAAAGATAAGAGAAGGCTACATTAATTTTAAGTTGAACTGGTTGGGCCGGTTTTCTTAAAATCTAGATGTAGCCTATCTCAAGGGTTATTGTTAGAAAGGAATTTCTGCGTCAGTACCAGCTGTAGTTGTAGACGTTGTATCTGTAGTAACAGTACCAACAACATTGTTATTGGTATTCTTTACTGTAGATTGACGCTTTTCAACTCTAGCTTTCATACGTGTAACATCATCTTCAGTATATGTTAGATGTTCTGTTTCTTGAACTACAGGAACCATATCATATATTTCACTATATTCCTTACCATCAGTTTTACTTGGTTTCTTGACGAATAAAGCATTGATACGAGTACCAACTAGATTCTTTACTTCATCATCATATTGAATTACAGGATTCTTACCTGTAGGATCATTTAAAACACTAATAATACCAGCACATGTATGCCTGAATAGATTAGCAATCTTAAATTCTTCACCACTTGTTTTATTGACAGTTTCAAATATACGATGATGCATATTCTCAGGATAACCTTCAAAATGAAGATCTATAATTCTTTTACCATTCCATTCACCATCAGTAGCTTCACTTATAGTAAGTTCATGCCATCCAGCAGTGTATTGTCCGGTACCTGTATTCTTTGCCATTGTTTTTACAGCCATTTTATGCTCCTTGGTTAGTTGTTACAGTTTTAACGTGATTTTTAGTAATACCCTTAGATACAGATGCTGCATTTCCATCATCATCGTATTGTGCTATACCTGTGATTGCAGATAAACCATATCTACGACCATATGTAATAACAGAACCAACACTTTGAGCAGTAGCTTTCTCTATTGGCATTTTAAGTTTGGATTTAATCCATTGACCTGATTCATGTAATAACATAGTTGTTATGAAGAACTCTCCCGGTCTAGATTCATTTCCTTGAATTACAGATAATCCATGTTTTGTTAAATGAGGAAATGATGATTCAATTACAGTATGTAAATCAGCATAACCAGAATTAAAGAATGGATTAATTGATTTCTTTTCAGCACCTTTCATTTCAGACTGTGCCTTGGACAAAGCAGATGCAAGTTTATCAACTTTATCTGATTTCCATTGTGTTTCGGTATTTTCAGGAGTGGAGTCTCCTGTAGAATTAGTAGTTTCTTCCACTATTAGGGTCTCCTTTATTTAAGGGGTTATTTATTTCTCAGCTGTTTACGCTTAATAAGTTCGAGCATTCGCCCTTTAATTATGTTGATAAACTTTTGAGGTTTTGAATCGTTTAGCGAACGAAGATATAGTTCTAAATAGGACTTTATAGCTATATCTTCTAAATTCGATTCACTTTCCATGTATTAAATATAGTGTGATTTAGAGCACATCTGCAAGGCTTTTTCTGTATAATTCCTCAAGTTTTTTACCTACAGCTATGATTTCTTCCCATGAATAGGAAAATTCACTAAAACCAACTTCTTTAGTAGTAGGATATATTTCCACACTAGGTTTATTCCTATAAGCTAATGCTTTATCATTACCTATTTCATCAACTATTACTAATTTAGATTTCTTATCACTCATCAGGTTTTACCTCCGTAATTTGTAATGTTAAGTCAGCAGCATTACGTAAAAGCTCATTAGCCATTATAATTTCTCTGACATGTTTTTCATCTTCAGCACCAACTTGTATTGGATAGGAAATTAGTACATCATACAGTTTTATTTCGCTCATTATCTTTCTCCTTAATTAGAATACATATATGACCATCACTCCAATTTAGAGATTCAGGTGGTTCTTTACTATCAGTATGAACTGTATGTCCACACTCACATTTATAAGTATCACTCATCTTTTAATCTTCCTATGTAATTTTTAGTTATCATTTGTTTAATAATGGGAGTTACTCCCCCGGTATTCTTTTCAGAAAGTTTCCGGAGGAGTTTATCAGCCCATTCTAGTTGTTCTTTGCGACTAGAGAATTTACGCATTATTTAAGAACTATTGGTTTTACATATTCATCACCAGTAGGTGCATTTCTGCCATATGAATTGCCTGCTTGAATTACTATATCATCATCTCTCCAAGTTAAAGCTGCTTTTACAGTAGCATTAGCTAAAGAGCTAATAGACCATCCACCATTACTAGTATTAGGTACACCTTCAAAATGACTTTCTCCTGTAGAGGGATTAATCATCTCTAGATATAGACCTTTATATGAATCATTATTGTTAACTGGATCATTCATTTGCCTAACATTAGAGAAATCAGGAATATCAACATCAAGTAATTTGTAATGACGTCCATCAATAGTATCTTCATCTACAACTTCATGATTTAATGTAGCAAGTATAGCATTCATGCCATAATGCTCTATTATATTACTTCTAAGAGTTGCATTACGATGTCTAAATACATCATCAATAGGTACCATATCCCAATTAATATTTTCTACTCCAACACCAACTTCAGGTTGTTTCCATTTTTGAGTATTTCTATTCCATCCACCTCTAGCAGATTCAGTATCACCACCAGCTTTTCTATAACGTTCAAGAGCTTTAGTATTCTCACGATTAGCTATATAATTACGTTTACGTTGAACTCTATCTTGTGTTTTAGCTGTTTTGTATACTTTAGCAGAATCTTTATGGATCTTATTAGCTAATAGTCCAGTTTTAAGATCTATTTTCATACCAAACCAAGGTGTAAATTCATTACCATCATGAGTTTTCATAAAGTAAGCTGATCTACAATATCTTATTTTATAAGAATATCTAGATATAGGGCCAACTCCTTGTCTCATAAGCTGCTTAACAAGATCACCAGAACCACCTCTCCAATTACCCCATTTTTTATCTCCTGTGATACATAGTTTATAATCTTTAATATAACCTACTATATCACCAGAAGTAGTATCATGGCTATATGAATTATAGATGACAGTGATATCAATAATATTTTTACTTCTTTTTGTAAAGAGATATATTGTATATCTGTCACCAGTTTCACCTTTAAAATATACTGTATCTCTGGAAGTACCATGCTCTATAAGCCATTCTACTTTAGAATTACCAATATATTTAGCTAAATAATCTTTCATTTTAGTCTGCGACATATTGAGCTCTCCTTGTAATATGGTTAAATTCACGAACTATCTTTACTACATAATTACCGGGTGGCAATGTAATAGTATCATGCTCTTCATGTTGCACTTCAACAGATTCATTATGAACTTCAAATGCATTAGGTATATCTTTGCCAGCTTCACGTTTATAATTCATATGTAATGATACGCCTGCATCTTTAAGCATTTCTGACATTTCAACTCTATGTGTATGTCCAGTTACTTCTCCAAATGCAAATACAGCTTTGGTATTAGTTTGTCCAGTATAATTAACTATAGGATAACCTTCACCACCTTTATTTTCATTGCTGTATTCTTTAAAATCTTCATCATTTAGTTTATACATAACAACATCACCTTGTTGATATTTAGTATATTTAATTTTCTTTTTTTCTTTTGACATTTGATCTCCTTTTTGTTGGTTTATTTTGTTTTTCAAGTAATTCTTCTTTACGACATTGTATCCAAAACTCATAATCAGCATGACCGTTATATAATTCTGGATTTCTTATCATACTTTCTTCTAACATTCCTTTAACTTTACTCATTTCTTATGTAACTCCTGAAATTTGCTATTTTCTTTATCTAATGGTATTATTACTTGGTTACCATCTTTAAAATTAAAATGCCAATATAATGTATGATCATTAGATTTATTCCATACCTTTGTAGGATACAAGATACCTTTACATGTTTTCCAAAAATCAGGATAACCCTGTTTTTCCATATACATGTAAAATTCTAATTTTAATATTTCTAATCTTTGTTTTTTTATATTGGTAATTAATTGTTTCATTATCATCTCTATTTTAGGTGTACATAATTTACTCAAATTTTTTTCTCCTTTTCTCAAATTGTCTTAATCTCATTGGTATAACTACTGTATTATTACATTTTTCACAACATCTACCTTCATTTATAGGTTCAGCATTATGTCCACCATCCCATATACCATCAGAATCTGTCTTTATTTCTAAACCACATATTGTACATTTCATATTTTCTCCTAAATTATCCATAAATATCTGAATGACAATCTGGATGATACCAACCTTCTGGCATATCTATTTTATCTTCATCTTCACACATTGGCTCTTCACATCCCATACAATCAGTATGATCCATCATGCTCATTTTACATTCATCACATATTTTACATTTCATATTTTCTCCTAAATTTTGGGGGAAGTGGATCGGTAAAGAACTCCTCCCCCCACCTGATCATCTCTGCCTCGAAACAGAGATTTCCCAATTAATCACAATTATTATCACAATTCCATCTTGCCACACCATTTATACAAGCAAATCCATAGAATCCATAACCGGCAGGATGATACCCTGCTCTTTGTTGGAGCATCATAGCATCATCCTCGGTTATGTCACCAACATATTTAAAGTTGATATTGCCCGGACTTGTGGATTCTTTCTGATATGATAGCTTTCTTTCCATAATTCTCTCCTATGTCTTCTTCTGCAATAATCTGAGCATAGATATTTTCTACTCTTTCAGATACATGCATATTTTCTAATGTTGGTAAGTTCACTGTTTTTCTCCTTATGTTGGTTAAATTTTTGAGTAGGTAGCTATGTGGGTTGCTATATCATAAGCCATTGTATTGTTCATCAAGATAGAAGCGTACCTACTCAATAGGTTTTAATTTCTTAGTTAATCCTAATTTCCTCTTGATTTTAAGATTAAGTTTATATATCTCTATCATTTCATCGGTAATGTCTTCAGGTTTTAAATCTGTATGGTGAGTCATAACATAACGAATATAGCCATCAGACATATCATGACGATGTTTCCTACTACGCATTTTAGACTTTTTCCTCATTGCTTTATTTCTCTTAGGGGAACAATTATATTTACTATACTTATCAGGATTATTTTCTCTCCATTTTTTAGTAACTTTATTATGACATACTTTACAATGAGATTGTCTGCCATCAGTTTTATATTTATTCCTAAAGAACATGGAGATATCCTTTACAGATTTACATTTAGTACATGTTTTTTTCATAATACCTCCAAATTTGTAGGGGAGAGTCAACAGAACTCCCCCCTATATTATATTAACAGATTATGATAAATGTTCTGTTTTTGCAACTGTATTAATAGCTTTACGTTCTAAGAGAACTTGCTTACAAGAGCCTAATATAACATTAGCTACTCCAGATATAGCAGTTGCATCAGAGTTAGAAAATCTACCATCTTGATTAACAAGAGATGTAAATACAACTCCTAATTGACCTTTCATAACTTCAAGACCTTTTATTGCAGTAGTGCTTGTCTTTGTTGTTAGATTGGTTGTGCCATTATTTCTAACTAGATCAGCAGTTTTTACAACTTTTGGTGTAGCCATTCCGAACTTGTCTTGCCAAACCCATAAAGTATTTGGACTTACTCCAATTTCTTTGGCAACAGTTTTGCGAGCACTAGTTATACTATGACCATTTCTAACTAAACCGAATGTACGATTAACAATCTTTCGCTGTTCAGTTTTAGTATGTTTTATTCCAATTGACATTTATGTCTCCTTTTTTGTTGTTGTTAGTTAACTAAATTTTCCCAATTATCCTAAAAGACTCCATTTTTTACCTTTTTCTTTTTCTATCAATCTTCTTGACACAGGCAAAACCCCACCAAGCTGTTTATATCGTCTTTCAACTGTCTTAACTAGGGTTTCAGTAATTGTAACCCCTGCAATTTCACTAATTTTGCCAATTCCCTTGTTATAATAATGAATTAGCTGGTTTCTATAATCTCCTTTTATTGTACCAAGATTACTATAAATTTTATTCATTTATTTTTCCTTATTTATTGGTTAATAATTGTGTGTCTAGGCAGGATTTAACTATTACCTGCAAGGGTACCGTCTCCTTTAGTTATTCATCCCTCTTGTTAGATTGTCATCCTACCCTTATACGCTAGCTATAACAACGTACATCGGGAAAGGCTATCATAGCCCATTAAGAGTGTATACTACCACAGAGATATGGATAAAAGCATACTTAGATATAGAAAATGAGTAGTATTTTTCTATTTTCACGGATCCTACCATTGATGTCGATTACACTTCAATCTTTCATTCGGCTGATTGCGACCACAATGTCTGTCGTTGTACCTGTAAGGCTCATCGTTCACTCCTTTCCACAGGTTTCTAGATTAGCTGGACATGACAGTGATCAACTATCATGCCCAACTCACACAAATGTAATTTTAATAACCTTGGTCTCCTCCACCTTCAAGAAGACTTTCGGCTTGATATTTCTCTATTTCAGTGCTGGTAGGATATGTACAAGATGTTATCCATTCTGCAAACGTACCTAAGCCATCACCATCCTTATCACGCCACCATGTTAACTTACCTGGCCCATCACAGACACCACAATCATCTAATCTATTTGATCTACATGTATCATCTGGATCGTCATTATTTGTTACCCAACCTAAATGAGTTTCATCATGATTTACATGTTCTAATACAAATTCATCAAGTACAGCTAGATTGGTGGTATATTGTTCACCACGCCACCAGAATACATGACCTTCACCTTTAGCACGATGCTGCATTGCAAATGCTTCATCGAATGTCATATCATCAAGATTTACTTCAACTGTTACAACTGGTGTATATTCAGCAAAAGATTCAGCTTTAGTTATTACCTTATCTTCTGGTATTATGACTTTATTTGTTATATTTTTCTTATTTGTAGCTTCAACTTCACCACAACCTACAAACACTAGTACTGCAACTAACATTATTACATTTTTCATTTATTATTTCCTTATCTTATTTGTTGGTAATTTATACAGTATTAGAGAGAGTCGTCAATATCCTCCATTGCACCGAATTAAGTTGTTCACTTAAAGTTAGTAACATTGATAACAAGGCTTGACCCTTCCTTAATTACCCTCTCTAATATTATCCTCCGACTAATAGTTCCATATCCACGCATGACCTAGCTTGCATAACCATAAGAATATATAAAATGCTATTCCTAATAATGCACCATAGATCAGTGCTTTCCAAGGAGTCCATTTTTCTATATCCACATTATTGCCCTCCCTACTGATATTATGAATAAACATACTACTGTAGATATAACAATAATTAGAAAGAATAGGAAAATAAAGCCAAGTGGAGTTTTTTCTTCTTCAGTAAATAACCATTCACAACAATTATTTAGAAATGAGCTTTTATTCTTCATTATTTACTCCTTTTATTAATTGGATGCGGGCATGGGGAATCGAACCCCACTGTCTCCAGCTTATGAGGCTGACGTTTAAACCATTTCACTCGCCCGCACAGATATTTGATAAGGTAGCCCAGTTACAATCGTACAACGCAGTTCATGAGTCTGCTATAGACCACCATATCAGGTCGAAGAGGTGTTATCCTCTCAAAGTACTACTTCAAATCCATCCTTCTGTCTAGATATAACATAATCAGGTACATCATGAATGCTACTAGATTTATGCCTATTTTCAACAATAATGGTGTAAAAGTTATATCCATATTTATTAGCTAACTCTTTATATGGTTCAATTTCCCAAGCTTTAGTAAATGTGTTATGTACCACAATATTAGGACATATATCCTGTTGTGGATGTAACATTTCACTCTCTACAGACTTGAGACATTTTAAATGGTTCTCAGGTAATAATTCAGGTTTGAATTGATACTCGCCATCTACCATAAAGAAATCATCAGTGGATATTAATAATGATATAGGGAACAAGAACTCTTCAGCAAATGTACTCTTACCACTACCCGATACACCTCTTACAAGAATAAGATTCTTATTATTTTTAGGGATGTATGTCATCTCTTCCTCCTTAGGTATAAACAATACCATCAACGATAACAAACTCAGTATCAGTTGATTCCATCGTGATACGCTTATATCTATTCATTGTTATTCTTGACGTCAAGCTATGAGCATTACGATAAGCTTTATTTGCTTTACTAGCTCTTACCTTTTCATGCTTTCTGTTCTTTGATTCTCTCATTATTACCTCGTTTTGTTGGTGATTGAAATTATTGCTAGCTCCCCTGATCAGAGTTCTCTGGTACTACATACCTAGAGTTGTGGGTGAATGGCGAGACAACACCTGCAATTAAGCTTCGGAGCTCACTCCATTCCCAGCAATGCTAGCAAATATAAATATTACCACTATTAACGTTGCTCAAGTGGCCAGAGTATTATCAGTTCGGAGCCTATCCTAGGTGATTTAACCTATAGTGTGCCTATGGTCGACACAAAGTATTAAGTCTTAACAGGTAATGGCATCATCTACAGATTACCACCAATCTTACAAGATAGAGGATATAGTTTGGTATAACTGGGATTCACGCCCCAATCCTTATCATACTTGTTACATTGGACTGCTGTAGCACATTTAGCCATGTTGTGCAATAACTGACCCTAACGGTCTCGTGCCTACACTACTGACCAATTAAGACTTACATATAAATTATTACAGACCTCTCTGGGCCTATAACATCATACTAAATATGACTAGTACTTGTAACCCCACAGTATTAAGACAATACATATCTTAGACCACGTTACATCGAAAACTACCTGTCGGACGCTTAGTATCATCAGTCTATCCTATCAAGTTGCGAACTTGTCTATACAGGTCATAGTTTTAGTACTAGCAAATATTTGATCAGGTCTGACTTGGCACCAGACTGCACATTGTCGGAAATACGTGGCTGATCATTGCATTCCCTTAGTCAACGCTCCTACTACAATAGGATTGTTTCACCGGTTCAAGATACTTGTAGGTAACTTGACGCAAATATAAATCTGTGTTTGGGTCTACACAGTCCCACATACCGATATTATTAACCCTCGGTGTAGTCAGGGGCATATTGAATCTTTACTTATATTGTCTGGTATAAGTTGGTATATATATCATACCAAGTGCGTGTGTGACGTGTGTGTAGAACCGGGAGAGGGTAAGTACATTACATACCTACCCTCTTAGTAAAACAAACTAACTACGCCAAAGATTAACTTG